TATCTTCGATGATTACGGTATCCCTAGGAAGGGCACCCAGCCTAATCATACACTTCCAATACATTTCTGGGAAGGGCTTATTGCGATATACATCTTCATTACTGATGTACAAATCAATAAACTCAAGAACACCCAGACGCAAAAGAATAATCTTGACTGTATTACGAATACTATTTGACGCAACAGCAATACTATATCCTTGATCTTTGAGTTGTTGGAAATATCCCATCAACTCATAATCTTTTCTTACTTGTTCATCAAAGATTCTAAGAGTCTCTTCTTGTTTGTCTCGCCAGATTTGATCATAGTATTCAACTGGTAGACCTTTATTTTTAGTAAGAAGTTCCAGTTTGGGTCTGGTCGGTAAACCATCGTAGATACTAACGTGTTCCTGACGAGAGATTACATACTGCTCACCGACCTTTTCTAGAGCGGAATTCAGTGCATCAAAATGATAATCTTTACTATCAATTAGTACACCGTCAAGATCAAAGATTACAAGTTTGGTCATCTAACATCTCTATAAAGTTTGGGGTACATTGGGTGTTTAGTCACCTTAATGTTTTCTCTTTCAATGGCCCATCCTAACAGACATTCTGGATTTACTCTAGCCCCCTCTTCAACAATCTCTTCAAAATTATTGTAGAGATTCAGATAAGCTTTCATTGCAGTGTAGTCACCCCACGCAAACGTATCTCCAAGTGCGTATTCTGTGTGACTCTTAATATCTGTGATATGAAGTCCATGAGGATCGTAATTACTCAGATCCCCAATTTCTTCGACAAACCAATTATCGGTTCTGGTTCTTACAACTAAATCGTATTCACCATTCTCCTGCACATATTTATCCATCATGTCAAAGGTCTCTTGCCATCCATAGGCCTGAGACACAATGTTATTCAAAGGATGATATGCCTGAGGATCAGACTTAATAGTGGGATGAGAAAATTCTTTTGCCTCCTCCCAAATACCTTCCTTTACAGGCCAAAGAGTATCGCAAAAATATCTCAAAGTAGGATCGGCATGTTCTCCCCAGAGATGGTAAAAGACATCAATCTCATGTTCTGAGTTGGGATCAAATAAAAACTCTTTGTGATTTGGATAACATTCTCTCAGAGCTCTAGGTTGACCAGAATAAACAATTGCAATCTTAGACATGATACTTACTATTATCTTTTGCTAGATGAACGATCTTTGGTTGAAAATCACATGACTCTGCAAAGACTTCTGGGAATGCAAACTCAGGCCCAAGAGTGTGAACTTTATCTTTGTGTTCTGCATAGAATGCATTTAGATGACTTTCATCATGCCACACAGCGATGACATTGTTCTCTTCATCCTTAGTAATTCTTTGGTTGAGTTCCTCCATCATTCCAATAACTTCGGGAACTTTACCACCCCACAGGCACCCCTGCCAGTAGATCGAAAAGTCATATCCGTCAGGAACCTTCGCCGTGGACAAAGGATTCGTCTCAAACGATCCTGGCGGTTGATTGTGAGGTTGGAAGTTGAGGAAATGACATGGATGATGAACACCCAAATATGGTTTATCACTAAACACGTCGTCAGGTGTGACAGTATCAACAACTGCCATATCAGCATCTAAGAAAATCAACCAGTCACATTCAGAAATCTCATCTTTGGCTTTCTCAATGATTTTAAATCGATAAAGAGTGATATAGGGCCAGTCTAAGTGTTCTTGTTTGTATACAACTGCATTGTCTGGGGTTTCGGGAACATCACCATCAGTGAATACAAGGTATTTTTTATCTACACCAGGAAGAAGATGTTCTTCACATCTCTCATACCAGGATGGAAGGAAGTCAAGATACTTCTCAGTTCCAATGAATACTACAGCTACTTTCACTCAATGACCTCCCAATGGTCAGGATAAAGATCTTTTGTATCTAGGTGAGCATTGTTAGGACCAAACCAAGTCTTCGGTGCAATAACTTCTTGACTGTTGGCCAACCATGCGCCCCACCAAGAGAATGTAGAATTTGCAATAATATGTCCCGTGCAAAGAGACATCATTGCAAGATCAACATAGTGACTATTACCTTCACTAATCAAAAATACATCGTCATCTTCAAAGAGTTCTTGTTTCTTACACCATTCAGGATCATCACTAAAGATTGCAACCTGACGACCATCAAGGTCAAACTTGTTCAAGGCATTTGCATACCATTGAAGATCCAAGTTGTGATGATTAGCAGAGTTGCGAAGGAAGTCACCACGACGAATGTGAAGTGCGACTGGAGCTTTGTTCAAACTCTCAACCAAAGAACGAGCAGGATCAATAATCTCTGGTCTAAAAGTAAACATCTCACGAACCATATCAGAGACGTGAGAAAAATATTTTTCTGTTTGAAAGAAACCTCTTAAGTCAACCCAGTCTGGACAATCATTAAAGATGGATTCATTAAAGTGAAATCCATTTTCATTCATCACGGGACGATCGGGATCAATGAATTGAATGTTCAGAGGATTTACATTTTGCAGTGTGAATGCATTTTGAATATCAACTCTCAGTCTGTTACCCAAACCATCATCAAAGACTTGACCATGAATAGGGAAACAATAATTATATTCTCTATTTGCAGCAATACCTCTCAAAGCGGCCACTTGAAACATCTGGTTTCCCAGTTGTCCAAGTTGACCTAATGCATTAAAACCAATCATTCTTCAAATACTCCTGCATAATCTTCGATCATAGAATTGATCTCATGAGCTCTTTGATCCCAATTAACTTGTTCGTTTATCCATGCGTAAGTTCGTCTAATTCCTTCTTCAAGTGAGACAGTATAGTCCCAGTGAAGGCAATCACGGATCCGATCATTCTGGCTATTGCGGCCGCGAACCCCGAGTGGTCCATCGATGTGTTTGACCGATACTTCTTTACCCGCGGCCTTCGCGGCGTATGTGATGAGTTGATTGATGGAAACCATCTCCTCCGAGCCGATGTTGATGACCTCACGATAATCACTTTCCATTAAACGACGTGTGGCTTCGATGCAATCATCGATGTACAAGAAGGAACGGGTTTGTTCTCCGTCTCCCCAACATTCAATCTCTCCTGAATCGCCCACGATGGACGCAACCTTTCGACACATAGCTGCGGGAGCTTTCTCCTTTCCACCTTCCCAGGTTCCTTCGGGTCCGTAAATATTATGATAGCGAGCAATCCTGACATTAAGGTCGTAATTGCGAGCGTAAGCAAGGTAGAGACGCTCGCTGAAAAGTTTTTCCCATCCATAATCAGAATCGGGGTTAGCAGGATATGCGTCTTCTTCACGCAATCCAGGATTATTTACATCTTCCTGAATGTTTGCAGGATATGCACATGCAGAGGAAGAATAAAAGATTTTAGGAACTTTACGGCCCATAGCCTTATTCTTTACAATTGAATCGAGAAGATTCAGATTGATTGTGGCAGAACTATGCATGATATCTGCATCATGTTCTTGAGTAAAAATATATCCAGCACCACCCATGTCTGCTGCAAATTGATAGACTTCATCAAAGCCTTCAATCATTTTGTATGGGATACTGTTGAAGAAGTTACCCAGTTGTCCTTTATATTCGACTACACGATTAACAAAGCTTTTATCTCTTAGATCACCAATAACAAACTCGTCAGCTTCATGTCTGGAAAATTCTGGGTGTTTGATGTCAACACCACGAACCCAATATCCTTCAGACTTGAGTCGTTTAACCATCCAGGAGCCAATAAATCCACCAGCTCCCAGGACCAGTGCGGTTTTCATGTTTTTCATATGTAGTCCACGATATTTATTATACAACAAAAGGGTGGTTTGCACCACCCCCCTGTTATCAATTCCACTTACGGTATGCTGGACGACCCAACAACCATTTGGAATATTCTATATCTTCTATTGCAAGAAACATTTGATCTTGATTATCAAATAGATACTGATCAACCCAACGTGTTGAATGAGCCCATGGTTCTAGAGTTTGCATTCTACAATCAAGGACTCCATTATCAAGTGGGCCATGTTCTACAAAACGAACATCGCCCCTTGTGAGTACAACATTCATCAGGATTCACTCTCAACTTTTTGAAGATCCTCTTTCAAAAGATCGACAATCAGTTCATAAGTGTCGTAGGGATCATCATAAAACTCAACACCTTGATCCTCATAATAACGAAGGACTTTCTTATAGAGTTTTGGATTCTTGTAGTCGAGATCGATAATACCCTGTGCAGTTTGTTCCAGGGCAGGAAGGTTTTTCTTGAACCGTTGAACTAGAGACATCTTACTGAGATATGAATAAAACGACGTGATCAACTCGCGTCGTTATGTGTAGTATACAAGGCAACGTAGTCGTCAGGCAAGTCTTCTGAGGACTCTTCAGGGACAGTTTCTTTACTGTCTACATCTTCATCGGGATTGGACGGTTTTCCAGTCATTGTCAAAAATTTCTAATCCTTTATCAGTAAGAATATGATTGTGCATATCTTCAAACACTTTTGGAGGAACGGTAATGATATGAGCACCAGCTAACCATGAGGATTCGGCCTGTGCAACGGTGCGGATGGAAGCTGCAATAATATAAGAATTATGCAATCCTTCACGACACATCATCACTCGAATCTGGTCGATAAGTTTTGTTCCATCACCACCTTGATCATCAAGTCTTCCTACAAAAGGAGAAATATATCTTGCACCAGCACGCAATGCAAGAATGGCTTGAGAAAGAGTAAAGATGAGAGTTACGTTTACATCAATATCTTCATTACTAAGGACTCTACAAACGGCTAAACCATCTTTTGTACAAGGTACTTTGATTGTACCAAACTCACCAAACTTTTTACCAAGGCGACGACCTTCCTCTAGCATCTCCTCGTAAGTGCCACTAACCTCCATACTTACGCTTTGGAGTCTGGCAGCACCATCAGGTTCAGCATCAAGTAATTCCTTATAAACTTCTTCAGGATCACGGCCACTTTTACAAATCAAAGATGGATTTGTAGTGACACCATCGATGGTCCCAGTGGGAAGATACTTCAAAATAAATTCTGTATCAGCAGTATCTAAAAAGATTTTCATAGGTCGAAATAGACTCGGTTTATTTAGATTGTTTTAATGCAGCCTTAGATCTTCTAGGCACTTTGTACTGATAATTGTCTTTAAGATCAAATATCAACTCAAAGTTTTCCGTAAGAACATAATATCCAGTCAGATCTTTACCATCATCCAACCAACCATAACTGATAAGTCTTTCGTTGACATTGGCAATATCCAACGTCCTATCTGTATTCAGATAATGGTTGAATTTTTGATGGAGGTTGATCATCGTTCCTCAAAATTTAATTTACGGACACGTCTTTTACGACGTGATTCTTGGTATTCTAAATCACTATTGGACAGAACACCTTTTTTGTTTACACTATCTATAGAATTCAGTAATACAACTTGATCTAGATCATTGGCTCCAACTTTGTCGTCAACGACATACATTTGATTAGCACATCCACAATACTGAATCTTACTAGTGCTGATAAGTTCTTTGTTACAACACTTACATCTGGCAGATAACATCGTACAGCATTTAACCTCTTTGAGATAAATGGGAGATACTGGGATCGAACCAGTGACCGATTCGGTGTAAACGAATAGCTCTACCGCTGAGCTAATCTCCCTAGAATAAATAAAAATTGTACAGTATTTGAATAGTTATGGCAACTAGAAAGAAGGCTGAGGCCTCATCCGATGACGTTTACATGTCCAAGTACGACAAAATTTCTGAGGAAAAGTTTGAAGAACTAGAGAAGAGAATTGCTGCACTTGAAGCAATTGCTTCTCCAGGAGCTGAAGATGCGATTGTTGCACGTCTGGCACAACTAGAAAAGTTTGAAGCAGACGCGAAGAGTCTTAAGAATTGGTGGCCCCATAAGTGGGACTAATCTCTTTGTCTCCAGTCGTCGGGTTTGTCTCTCTGGAACCAGTCAACGATTTCGTCAGCTGATTCAAACCCCGTTCTGTGATTGGATGGGTCGGGGTCTCCTAGTCCCATCCTATTCATAAAATCATCCATACTACCTTCCTGCATATCAGGATTGGCGGCTTGTCGTCTGGCTTTTTTTAACCATTCGCGGGCCGTTGTATTTGCTTTACCAAGTTTTTCGGCCCAGATCATATCTTCAAGTTTTACTTCTTCGCCATTCGCAATACATTTGCAAATAAATTCTAATCTAAGACGATACTGAGTAGAAAGCATATTAGTCCCGTAATTTTAGTTCTAAATCCTCTAACTTGTGATACTCTGCATGAGCTCGCTCTTGACGATCACAAACGATATTGAGGATATCTTTCATGATGATATCATTCTCAACATAATCGTCAAGATATTTGTCAATGGCTTCTTTAAGGTAACGATACCTATGCCATTCTGGTGAGTATGGTTTGTACATGATGTAGGTGTCGTAGTATTTAGGAACAGGCCCACCAGGAATCGAACCTGGGACAACCGCTTAGAAGGCGGTGGTTATATCCGCTTAACTATGGGCCCAAAAAAGTCAGAATTAATCTGACTCAACTCTATTAAGCAGTTAGAACTAACCGTTTAACGTAATCATGGGCATAAAACTCACGATTACCCTTGATTCCCCAACCGAGCCAATAATAACACGGAACCATGTATTGTGCAACTGAGTAGCCTCTACCCTGAAACTCTGGAAGCATTGACTGGAATTGATTTTCATTAATCATATAACGAGTCTGGCATTTCAAGGTACTGGGATCACACCCATACTTTTTACCAAAGTTTCCTAACCCCATATAACGGCCCGTAGTGGTCCACTGAATGAGTCCGTAACCACCGCTATGGCAACGATCGTAAGGAACTCTAGCACCTCCCTCGCAAATATTGGGATGGAAGTTACTTTCCTGTTTAATGTTTCCCATGATCGTGCCAAGGGCGTTGCGATCATTGATGTTTGTTTTTTCTTGGAGTTGTGAAAGAACATACTTTTCATTTGGAGAACAAGATGGACACTCCCAACGAGGCATCTTGTATTCCAGAACAGGAATGGGTTGTGGTTCAGGAGGAGTATATGGAAATAAGAATTGAATCATAATGATTAATCTTCAAAGTTCATGTCATCGATGACTACAACATCGGTCTCAATATCAGGATCGAGCCATTCTTCAAATTCATAATAGATTGCAGTTGCATCTTCGATTTTTGATCTACCAGTCAGATGATTCATACGTTGAACGGACCACTTGGTGAACCCCTCAACCAGAACTTTCATCATCTTGGAGTCTTCTGGGTTGTTCTCCATTGGTTCCAGCATAGTAGTCTTTACGCATGTAACGACCCAGAATATTTGAATTGTAGTACCTGGGTGTCCCATCTGTCAAGGCCTCAGACAGGACATTATTTAAAAACAGTTGTCGGGTCTCCTCAAAGTTAACCCAACTTTTCTTTTTATGAACGCTTAGGATCTCACGTCTAAAGACCGAATCCCCCAACGATTTGCGTTCTTCATTAAGCTCATCAGAGCTTCCGTAGTATTTCTTCCAGTCGCTTTCAGACTTAACTCTCCTAGATTTACCTCTAGGCTTTCTAAATGACCAGAAGTACTTTCGGCCGATGTACTCTCTACCATTTTGGAGATTAGTGATCCTGTAGACAAAACCGTACAGATCGTCAATATCCTCAGATAGAAAAGGGGCTCCATTAAAAATCCAGGGGTTTTCATAATCACAACTCATTGAGCTCTAATAACCATGAAGTTATTTAGAGCTGTTTTCTGAACACTGGCAGAGTTATTATACTGACAAAAAAAGAGGGGGTCAAGGCCCCCTCCAGATTATTTACCAGTGACCAGACCTTTCACAAAGTCTGTCGTGGTTTTTATTCTTCGATCTTGATTTTGTTTTGCGGTCTTCATACCGTATTCGGCAGCACGATCTCCTGCCTTCCTCAGTTGTGAACCACGGTGTTGTGCGGACCCTGGCTTGTCCCCTGCACGTCCTGTGACGAACCCCTTACCAAAGTTATAGGTTGCAGAAACAGCTTTATTAATTCCTTGTCTGAGACCCGCTCCCATACCTCTGGCGGTAACCTCTTCATTAAACTGTTGGAAGGTTTTCATTTGTCTACGAGTTTCCCTATATGATATTTATACTTTAAAGCTTGCAAAATCCAAGCCTCTGATAAACCAGAAGGTCCCTCTGACAGGACCCGCATCTGGGCCTCTGTCAAAGGGAACTTTGGATCCGCAAGAAGTTTAAATCTCCAGTCTTGATTCATATACCAAAAATCATGTTGAGTAAGATTCGGTTTTTATGTTTAGATGGAGAATGTCCTGTATGAACGTTCATACCAGGGAACAAAACTAACCGATTAGGTTTTGGTTCAATTACTTGTCTAACTGTGTATTCTTTATCATCTTGAATTTCATTACAGTTAAGACATGCTTCATTGTAAATTACCGTTTCTCCATCACTCTCATTCATGTATAAGATAGCAGAGACATATGGTTCAAAAAAGTCCCTGTCAATATGTGGTTTATGTTTAAAATTTTCTGGGTTATACAAAGTCATATCATATCTGGCTTTGATAATGTTATTTGACCCAACTAATTTCTTAATTGAGTGAAGACATCCCAGACTAACAAAAGTTTCAGTACAATGAGTCATTTGACTTTCATTGATCATGGTGAAATCAAATCCAAAAGATCCTAGAGACTCGGCAAATTTATCTCTAGTGATGTTGTGAATATAATGCCAAGGAAACATATCCGCAGTCACCATATTCTGAAGTTCTTCAAAATATCCTTCAGGCAAATAGTCATCCATGATGACTACATCTTCAATAATCATAACTTAAATCCAGAAAAAGTGTCTTTTTTTACATCTTGTTTGATACCACCCACAACATAAGACTCCACTTCAGTCTCCTGTGGCGCAACCTGAAGACCCTTAGAGGAGATCCAGTGTTGTGTCCAGGGAAGGGGATTATTACTTGCAGGAATGTCATAGATGGGTTTCAGACCAATCGCCTTGAGACGGCGATTAGCAATCCACTCCACATATTTGCATAGAAGTTTATCATTCAGGCCAATCATAGACCCATCTTTGAACAGATACTCTGCCCACTGACGTTCTTCATCAACACACTTACGGAACATGTCATAGACATTTTGTTCTTCTTCCTTGGCAATCTGAACCATTTCTGGATCATCACCTTCACGCCACTTGTTCATGATGTTCTGCGTAAGAACCAAGTGTTGGTTTTCGTCCCTGGCGATAAGAGAAATGATTTTTGCCGATCCCTCCATAAGCTTAAGTTCACCAAAAGCGAATGAGCACGCGAAGGAGACATAGAACCTAATTCCTTCCAGGATGTTGACGTTAGCGACGGCTCGATAGAGTTTTCTTTTGAGTTCATACCTTTCGTAGATGGCTGACTCACAATCCTCCAGCGCATGTTCCCACTGATTACCAGTGCCCCACATTTGTGCGGCATTAATAAAATCATTATATGCAGCAGTCACCGTTGACGCCCTTCTGAGGATAGCAGGATCCTCTGTAATGGTGTCAAAGATCTCTGAGGGATCTGGATAAACGTTTTTGATGATGTATGTGTAGGAGCGACTATGGATCATCTCCATAAACTCCCACACAGTCATCGCCGCCTCCAGTTCAGGCAGAGAACAGAATGGGATGAAAGCCATCCCAGGACCTCTTCCCTGAACACTGTCCAACATAATCTGATACTTCAAGTTGGAAGTATAGATATGTTTCTGTTCGGGACGCAGCGATTGATAATCACCACGATCCTTCTGGAGAGATACCTCTTCAGGCCTCCAGAAGTATCCGAGTTGTTGTGTGGTCAGTTTATCGAAGATTGGATATTTGTATGAATCGTATCTTTGGACTCCCAATGGTTTACCAAAGAACATAGGTTGTTTTTTGGTGTCAACCTTCTCTGGGTTAAAAACCGTCATACCTGTGATGGTAGGACGGTCCTCAGCGTTGAGTCTAAATTGCACAGGATTCACAGGCTTCCTCTTCTTGTTTTAACAGTTGTTCGATTATATCATCCGTACTCTCTTTTGTCTCTACCTCATCACTCTTCATATCATGTGTGTTTTGGTAGTAACTGGTCTTCCAACCGTACTTATATGTAGTCAAAAAGTCATTTGCCATCACTGAGACGGGGACTTCATTGTCGGGATAGTTTTCTGGATTGTAGGACCAGTTTCCACTAATGGCTTGATCAAAGAACTTCTGCATGACGGCAACAATATTGATATACCCACTGTTATTAGGCATATCCCATAAGAGAGTGTAGTTATTCTTAAGACTACCATACTGAGGAACAATCTGTTTGAGCGGTCCCTTTTTGCTCTTTTTAATGGACAGATAGTCTCTAGGTGGCTCGATTCCATTTGTTGCGTTTGACACAACGGAACTGCTCTCCGATGGCATTTGAGCAGACAATGTTGAGTGCCGTAGTCCGTGTTCGGAGATAGATACTCTAAGACCCTCCCAATCATAGTTGTATTCTGGGTTTACTAATTCGTCTACGTCTTTTTTGTATGTGTCGATGGGCAAAATACCATCAGCATACTTGGTGCGACCAAAGTCAGCACACCAACCTTTCTCCTTCGCAAGTTCATTAGAAGATCTGAGGAGATAGTATTGGAAGGCCTCGGTCAGTTTATGAACCTCTGCAAGTGCAGCAGGATCATCATACTTATATCCAGCCCTAGCAAGATAGTGAGCAAGACCAATAAACCCTACGCCAAGGGACCTACGCGCCTTTGTGGCTCGTTCTGCCGCCTTGATGGGATACTCTTGGTAATCAATTAGTTCTTCCAGGCCACGGACTGCCAAATCACAGAGCTCTTCAAGATCACTCAGTTCACGGATCTTTCCAACATTAATTGCAGATAAAATACACAGAGCAATCTCTGCACCCTCATCATCAATATGTTGTAGAGGATATGTGGGGAGAGTAATCTCTTGACACAGGTTGGACATTTCAACCTTGTCTTTGAAGGAAGAGTGAGAATTACAGTGGTCAATATTCATCAAATAGATGCGACCAGTCTCAGCACGTTCTTTAAGAAGATCCAGGATTAGTTCCTGAGCACCGACTGTTTTTCTAGGGACTGAATCGTCTGATTCGTAACGACAGTACAAATCATCAAAACGGTCAGTCCCGAAAGCATCATAAAGACCAGGGACATCATGAGGACTAAAAAGTGAAATCTCTCCGTTTTGGATGAAACGTTCATAGAAAATCTTTGAGAGTTGAATGGAGTAATCAAGTTTTCTGACACGGTTATCCTCCGTACCTTTGTTGTTCTTTAAGACAATGATGTCTTCGATTTCTTGGTGCCAGATTGGGAAGTGGACAGTCGCGCTTCCGCCTCGAATGCCATTTTGAGTGCAGCATCGGACAGTGCTCTCAAATTTTTTGAGGAATGGTACAACACCCGTGTGTTGAACTTCTCCGCCTCTGATTTTACTGTTGATGCCACGGATTCTGCCTGCGTTGATACCGATTCCCGCCCTTTGTGCAACGTATCG